TGTAGACTCAGCAGATGCTAAGTCGAGTGGGAAGTTGTGTGCATTTCTTTCGTGCATAACTTCCATTCCAAGGTTCTGTCTGTTTACAACGTCAGCCCAAGTAGGGATGACTTTGCCGTTTGTATCAACGATGGATTGATTAAAGTTAAAACCATTAAGGTTGAAAGCCATGGTGCAGATGCCCATAGAGGTGAGCCATATGCCAACGACGGGCCAAGTAGCCAGAAAAAAGTGTAAGCTACGAGAATTATTAAAAGATGCATATTGAAAAATTAATCTACCGAAGTAGCCGTGGGCTGCAACGATGTTGTATGTTTCCTCATCTTGACCAAACTTATAGCCATAGTTCTGTGAGACAGTCTCAGTTGTTTCTCTAATGATAGAGGAAGTAACAAGACTTCCGTGCATAGCAGAGAAAAGAGATCCACCGAATACCCCAGCAACACCGAGCATGTGGAACGGATGCATAAGGATATTGTGTTCTGCTTGAAATACGAACATAAAGTTAAAAGTACCAGAAATACCAAGAGGCATACCATCACTGAAACTCCCTTGTCCGAAAGGGTAGACGAGAAAAACAGCTAGTGCTGCGGATAGAGGTGCTGTGTAAGCGACAAATATCCAAGGTCTCATACCTAGTCTATAAGATAGTTCCCACTGTCTGCCTGCATAAGCTGCTACACCGATGAGGAAATGGAAGACAACGAGTTGGTATGGTCCACCATTATACAACCATTCGTCCAAGGTTGCGGCTTCCCATATAGGATAAAAATGTAGTCCGATTGCATTAGAGGAGGGGACGACTGCTCCTGATATAATATTGTTTCCGTAGATTAAGGAACCG